ATGGAGCAGCGCAGCAATTATGTTCCTATTGAGGTACACTGGCGCGACGTCCCTGGGCGCGATGATAAATGGCGCGATGAAACGATAAGAAATACCAGCGAAGATCAATTTCGTCAAGAATTTGAGTGTGAGTTTATCGGCAGCGTCAATACTCTAATTGCTCCGACGAAGCTCAGAAATCTCGTATATCACACACCCAAAAAAGAAGAATGGGGTTTAGACTACTATCGTGCACCAGAAAAAGATCATGCCTATGTTATTTCTGCGGATGTTTCCCATGGCGTTGGTTTAGATTATTCAGCATTTTGTGTATTCGATGTCACCCAACTTCCATATCGGCAGGTTGCCAAGTACAGAAATGCTGAAATATCGCCTATGTTACTGCCCGAAATTATACATAGATATGCTAGATGGTACAATGATGCATATGTGCTTGTAGAAAGTAATGATATCGGCGGTACAGTTGCCGAGTCTTTACACACCGAACTTGAGTATGATAATATGCTGTCGACTGTCATGAAAGGCAGAGCTGGGCAGCAGATCAGCGGTGGTTTCGGTGGTGGTACAGCACTTGGCGTGCGTATGTCAAAACAAGTAAAAAGAATCGGCTGTCAGACATTAAAGGATATGATTGAGTCTGATAAGTTATTAGTACAGGATTTCGAAACAATCCAAGAACTGTCTACATTTGTAGCGAGAAGACAGTCTTATGAAGCTGAAGAAGGCGCACATGATGATATTGTCATGACTATGGTAAGTTTCGCATGGCTCACGAGACAACCATTTTTTAGAGAATTAACAGATACAGATATAAGAGCAAGACTGGCAGAGGAAAAATATCATGCAATGTTAGATGATTTGACTCCTCCAGGATTTATTGATGATGGACAAAGTGACGAAGTATTAAGTATTGAACGTGGGAGAGCCGATTCGGGATTTTGGTCATCGGGTCTGTAAGACGCGATTTTTATAAATAATCTCGTGAAAAGAAAAACAGATAACTTTTAACAGGTTATAAGAGAAGAGGAGATTGAATTATGCCATTTCAGGTTTCTCCTGGCGTTAATGTCAGCGAAATTGACCTAACAACGGTGGTGCCTGCAGTAGCAACTACAACTGGTGCTATTGCAATGCAAGCCAAGTGGGGTCCGTCAAATATTCGGGTTCTCGTAGATAGTGAGGACACTCTGGCAAGCCAGTTCGGTACGCCAAATGCAAATACAGCGTCAGACTTTTTCACCGCAGCGAACTTTCTCGCATACGGTAACTCATTACAGGTTGTTCGAGTCATAGCAAAAACAAGTGGAACTCAAGCACAAAATGCTATTGGTAACTCTGCTAACAACTCAGCAACTTTAATTGAAAACGATGACGACTACGAAGAAAATTACAGCACTGGTATCACTGGTGTCGGCGGTTGGGTTGCCAAGTATCCTGGTGAACTTGGTAATAACCTTCGCATTTCAGTTTGCCCAAGTGCATCAGCATACGAAAGCACACTAACAGGAAATGTCGCGTTTACGAATAACAGTGTTACGGTTACAGGTAACGGTTGTGCTTTTACAACCGAGTTGACTGTCGGTGATATCATCCTTTGTGGACCAGATCGGTTGCCTCGTAAGGTTGCAGCTCTTCCCGATGATGATACTTTAACACTTCAGACTGTTTATGTCGGAAATACCGTTGCCGCAAATAGTATCACTGGAACTTCACCAACTCGTCGTTGGGAATTTTTCAACGAGTTCGATGCTGCTCCTGGAACTTCAGACTTTGCTTCACAGTATGGTTCAAGCACCGACGAAATGCATATCGTTGTTGTTGATGAAGACGGTGGTATTGCAGGAACTGCAAACACAGTAATCGAAAGATTCAACAGTGTTTCGAAAGCGAGCGATGCAAAAACTGATGACGGCAGCAATAACTACTATGTTGATGTCATCAACAATACTTCACAGTGGGTTTGGTGGGCTGGTCACGTTGGTACGACAACCGACTGGGGTTCACGAGCCGAGCTTGGCAAGACGTTTGGTGCAGCTTCAACACCTAACGGGAACGTGTCCCTCGTATATGGAAAGGATGGTTCTTCAGTTGGTGACGGGGATTACATCAACGGTCTCAACCTATTCAAAGATCCAGAAGTTGTTGATGTTTCATTTATTCTAAACTCGGCAGGTGGTGCTACTCGCGCACTTCATATCATCGATAATATCGCTGAGTTCCGGAAAGATTGCCTTGCAATGATTTCACCAGAACGTTCTGATGTTGTTAACAACTCCAGCTACGTTGGGAAAGAAGTTGTAGATACAATTGCTTTCCGTGACAGCCTCAAGTCAACATCTTATGGTGTTATGGATAGTGGTTGGAAGTATCAATACGACAAATACAACGATGTGTATCGATATGTTCCGCTCAATGGTGATACCGCTGGTCTCATGGTTCGCACCGATAATACTCGCGATCCTTGGTATTCGCCAGCTGGTTACAATCGCGGAATCATGAAGAACGCAATCAAACTAGCATACAATCCGAATAAAACTCAGCGAGATGAACTCTATAAGAAGGGAATCAACCCTGTTATCACTCAGGCTGGTCAAGGAACCTTGCTCTTCGGTGATAAAACTATGCTCAGCAAGCCAAGTGCATTTGATCGGATCAATGTTCGTAGATTGTTCATCGTTCTAGAAAAAGCAATCGCAACTGCTGCCAAGTTTTCACTCTTCGAGTTCAACGATGAGTTTACTCGGGCACAGTTCAGAAACTTGGTCGAACCATTCCTGCGGGATGTTCAGGGTCGTCGCGGTATCTATGACTTCCGAGTCGTATGTGACGAAACGAATAACACTGGCGAAGTTATTGACAGAAACGAGTTCATTGGTGATATCTACATCAAGCCAGCTCGGTCGATCAACTTTATCCAACTCAACTTTGTTGCGGTTCGGACTGGTGTTGAATTTTCTGAGGTCGTAGGTCAGTTCTAAGAGGCTAAATAGAGAAAAGAGGAGACATAAGATATGGCTTTTAATGTAACAGAGTTTGCCTCAGCTGGTCTACCACTGGGCGGTGCTCGCCCCTCACTATTCAGTGTGACGGTCGACACCCCAGCTGGGGTTCCCGCAATCGGAGCAAGGATGGCTTTCACTTGCCGTGCCGCTCAGATACCTTCGAGTGTTCTGAGTGTCATTCCTCAGAGGTATTTTGGTCGCGAAGTCAAGATGGCTGGCACCAGAACCTTTGAACCATGGACAGTGACAGTGCTAAACGATGAGGACTTCGTAATCCGCAACGCTATGGAAACGTGGAGCAACCTTATCAATGCACATCAAGCAAACTTGCGAGATGGTGGTCTTTCAACACTAGCGAGCTATCGTACGACTGCTACAGTCAGCCAGTATAATAAAACTGGTGGCGTGATTCGTACATACGAGTTTGTCAACATTTTCCCAACTAATGTCGGAGCGATCGATCTCGACTGGGATAATGCTGATGCGATCGAAATTTTCCCTGTCGAGTTTCAGTATGATTATTGGCAGGTTGTTGCTCCTACGACGACTGGTACTTTCGCAGTCTAATAGAGCAGCGGTCGTTCGATCGGGGCACACGAAATTCGCTTGGGTGGAGACCGCTAAATATCCTTTAGCGGTCTCCATTTCTATTAGGAAGACAATATGGCAGTTGAATTATTTGGATTTAGAATCGGTCGCGCAAACGAAGAAGTAGAACGTGCGGAGCAGATTCCTTCTTTTACACCTCCTCCCAATGAGGATGGTGCGATTGAAGTTGCATCTGGTGGCGTTTATGGTCAGGTTCTTGATGTTGAGGGTGCAGCAAAAAATGAAGCAGAGCTCGTTACGAAATATCGTGAGCTTTCTATGCAGCCCGAATGCGAACGTGCGGTCGAAGATATTGTTAATGAAGCAATCGTAACAAACGAAAGGTCTGTTCCTGTTGAGTTGAATCTCGACGAAATTGACCAACCTGCACGTGTGAAAAATCGTATTCGACAAGAGTTTGATAATATTTCTGAAATGCTCGATCTTTCGAATATTTCTTATGATATATTCAAACGCTGGTACATCGATGGTCGATTGTATTATCACATCATGATCGACGAAAAGAAACCACGTGATGGTATTCAAGAACTTCGATATATTGATCCTCGTAGGATTCGCAAAGTTCGTGAGCCAATCAAGAGCAGTGGTAATAAACCACCGCCACCTCGTGGGTTAAACCCTGCACCTGCATACAACGAATACTACCTGTACAATCATCAGGGAATCGGAAGCCAACAGGCTCAGCAGGGAATAAAGATTTCACCCGACAGCATCTGTCATGTTCATTGTGGCTTGATGGATGGTCGCAATAAAATGATTCTTGGTCACTTGCAAAAAGCAATCAAGCCAATGAATCAATTGCGTATGCTCGAAGATGCTGTTGTCATATATCGCCTCGCTCGCGCACCCGAGCGAAGGATTTTCTACATCGACGTTGGTAACTTGCCGAAGATGAAAGCGGAGCAATACCTGCGCGACATGATGACGAAACATAAAAACAAACTCGTCTATGATGCAAATACAGGCGAGGTCAAAGACGACCGCAAGTTTATGACGATGCTCGAGGATTATTGGTTGCCTCGTCGTGAAGGTGGTCGCGGAACTGAGATCACTACACTTCCTGGCGGTCAGAACCTTGGCGAGATGGAAGATGTAGATTACTTCCGCAAAAAACTTTACATGGCACTCAATGTTCCTATTTCTCGACTAGAAGCTGATAACGCATTTAATCTTGGTAGAGCCAGTGAAATATCACGCGATGAGCTGAAGTTTACGAAGTTTGTGAATCGACTGCGAAATAGGTTTAGTATGTTGTTTGACGAGTTACTCGAAATCCAACTTGCGTTGACTGGCGTTATGTCTCGCGCAGAGTGGCGTTCGATTAAGAACAATGTGAAATATGACTTCATGAAAGATAACTATTTCACAGAACTCAAAGAGCAAGAACTTATCAATTCTCGACTTGCCATACTTCAACAAGCAGAAGCATTCGAAGGAAAGTTTTTTTCTGCTGAATGGATTCGCAAGCATGTTCTTAGATTTACTGAAGATGAGATCGCCGAAATTGATGCTCAGATGAAAAAAGAGCAAGGTGAAGAGCCACCTCCGCAGCAAGATCAAGAACAGGAACAAGAGGAGCACATTCCAAACCTAGAGGTATTGGAGGTCAAAGAAGATAAACCGCACAGTGAAGAAGAAAAAAGACTTATAGAAAGTATGACACGGTTTATGGACTCAATGGCTGATGACCCCAAGGAGGTTTAACCTCCCATGAAGCCAACACTTGAAAATGCTAAGTTGCTTGCCACTCTTCTTGGCATAGTAAATAAGCAGAACAGTAAAATCAAAGATGATCTGTTTGAGCAGTTATATAAAGCTGTTCAGAAAGATATCAACGACCAAACAGGTATTCAATATCTTACAGTTGAAGGTGTTGAAGAACCTATTCCCATACAAGTATTTCGCGGAGAAAAAGGCGATCGCGGTCCTGAAGGAAAAGCAGGTGAGCGAGGGTTACTTGGCGAACAGGGTCCACAAGGCGAACGTGGTGAACGAGGCGAACGCGGTGAAATTGGTCGAGTTGGTCCCCAAGGGTTACAGGGTGAACGTGGTTTACAGGGTGAGAGAGGTGAACAGGGTCTTCCAGGAAAAGATGGTAAAGACGCCGATATCGGTCCAGTAGAACAAAAGTTTCAAGATCTTTATGATGATTTCGTACGAAAGATATCTGCCCAAGTTACACGCATGGCATATGCTCGTGGAGATATGGGTGGTGGTTCTAGCTCTGGTGGCAGCGGTGAAGTTTGGCTCAAGTTTTTAGATGATGTTGACTATAATAGTGTTGGGTCCCCAAGTGATGGTCAATCACTTGTCTGGAATAGCACTCTAGGGAAATGGCAAGCAAATACTGTAAGTGGCGGCAGTGGTAATGTTTCTAATACATACCTTCAAGCAACTTTTGTTTCTAATACAGCTTTTCAACTATTTGTTGCCAACACAAATGCTTATATTGCAGCTACAGCTGGAACAGGCGAAGTTTCCAACGCATACTTAACTTCGACCTTCACAACAAATTCTACTTTTCAATCAGCTCTTGCTAACACCAACGCATACATCGCTTCAGTTGAGTCTGAAATTGGAGCTGAGACAATTGATTACGGATTTATCACGTCCACAACGGATATAAATATAAACAGAGATTACGGTGGACTGACTTAATGGCGATCGAAGTAAAATTTCGCAGAGGCACAACTGCTCAACATTCATCTTTTACAGGTGCGAATGGCGAG